GTAGGCACCGTCCAGGTTGGCACCGCGCAGGTAGGCACCGTCCAGGTTGGCACCGCGCAGGTAGGCACCGTCCAGGTTGGCACCGTCCAGGTAGGCACCGTCCAGGTTGGCACCGTCCAGGTAGGCACCGCGCAGGTTGGCACCGCGCAGGTAGGCACCGCGCAGTTAGGCACCGTCCGCAACGGCCTGCTCCAGCGCCACGCGGGCAATCAGCCCGCTCTCTGTGCCCTCGGGCACATCAGCCGTGAACAGCACGGCGCCGTCGATGTTCTTGATTTGGTGCTTCAAGGTCTTCTCCTGACCCCTTCCGGGGCGGGTGGGGTTAGGCGACAGAGGCGAAATATTCGATTTGCCAACCGGCATTGAATGCCGCGCGGAGCCGTCGGTAGGTGCGGGCCTGGATGGTGACCCGGGACGTGTAGTCGGTGGCCTTGGTGGCGGCGCGGTTTGCCACGGCGAACAGCTCGGCGTCGATGCTGCGGCAGTCAAACGGGGTGAGTTGCTTGCCCGCTTTGCAGTGATCGGCACCGCGTTTCATCAATTCGGCTCTATTCATGTGGCGGCTCCTTGGTGGAAGGCTTCGGTAAGCACCGCACGCGGTGCTGGCCGAAACCCGCTTTTCAGCGGAATCGGATTTCATGCCGGGGTTATCGTCGCCACGCCCGGCTGGGCGTTGCCTGGCCGCGGTGGGCCAGGCACACAGGGTCCGGGGGCGCGCTGGCGCCTGGTTGTCCTGTTTCGCCCGTCCTCCCTCGCGGGGGCGGGCGGCCTCGGTTGTTAAAGAGCGGTGCTGCTGCCTGTTCAGCGTGTGCGGCAGCTGGTGAACGAAGTATAAGCAATGCTTCTAAAAAAGAGCAAGAAAAAAGTAGCGATGCTTCTAAATAAATTTCCATAAAAATTGAACAGGTAGAAAAAAGCCACCCGAAGGTGGCTCGCGGCAGGTTTTCCGGTAGGAGGGGGGGCGACAGCGAACGAGGTGGCACGTGGCTGTCGCCCCAGACGGGACGAACAGTATGCCCAGAGTGCACGGCGATCGTATCGAAAAATATATGTGCTCTACAGAGCGAAGCCAACCCAGAAGGCACGACCGACAATTCCGGCGTTCGTGTCGATGTGGATATCAGGATAGGAACCGCAAGAGCTATGGGATCGCGCAAACCACTGCCGTCCTTCCTTGACGAGTTCCTTGATGAAGATCTCGTCCCCGACCCAGACACCATAGAGCTTGCCCTTGATCGGTTCTTTGGCTACCTCGCTCATATTGAGTAGCACCACCGCGCCGTCGACGATATGCATCTTGTCCATGCTGTCGCCAGCTACGGGGAACACTCCGAGCTCATCCAGGTGCTGTGTCTGCTTCAAAAGGAAGTCTTTGCGAAAAGCAAGGTGCTTTCGTACGTCTCGGGAGAACGCGACTTTCCCGGCCCCCGCGGAAAGAGCCGCGTCGATCAAGCGAACGCGATAGTGATCCCTATCGAATGGAGTTCCCGCCGCGTCAGAGATCTCTGCCATTTCTTTGGCGAGGCGTGGGCTAATCGTATGAGGGTCGATGCTGAGTTCGGCATGCAGTGCCGTCAGCAACTCCACATTGATCGGGATCGCGCCACGGCAATACTGGCTGAAGGCGCTTTGAGATATGCCGAGGCGAGCAGCCACCATCTCCTGGTTCACCCGTTCGCCGGCGGCGCGGCGTTCCGCCTTCCAGTTCTTATAGGCGAGTTCCAGCCTGCCGGCGTCGGCGAGTTCTTCGGGCGTAAGGGGGCGGCGTTCGGACATGTCGCAACGATAAAAGTATTGCTTCTTTTCAACAAAAAGCATTGCTTCTATTTTTCTTGCCAAAATTAGAAGCAATGCTCATAATTCGGCGAATGAACTCAATCCGCCGCATCCGTAAGGCGGCTGGTCTTTCTCAGGCGCAGCTCGCTGCGACGTTGAAAGTGAGCCAGTCGGCCATCTCCCAATACGAACGGGGAGCCATTCAACCTGGCATCAAGCAGGCGAAGCGCCTTGTGGCACTCGCGGCGGATTCTGGCCTGTCCGTTTCCTTGGATCAGGTCTACGAATTGCCAGAGGCGTCGCGTGCGCCTCCCACACAGGAGTCCGCTCATGCATAGCGCCGCCACGAAAGATCCTTTGATGATCGGCATCGAGTCCCTTGTTTGGATGAAGAAGGGCATGGTCATTGAAGGTCCGACCGTTCCGGAGGGAACGGCTGTTTTCTGGATGGAACTGGGGCCGGGCCTGGGCTACGCCGAATTCACGTTGGTGGAAGGCTGTCGAACCACTTTCCTAGCCAAGAAATTGCGTCCGGCGACTTATCGAGTCCCAGGTCTACGAGTTTCATTACGACATGTCTTGTGGCGTCGGCAGGCAGCGATCGAAGCCGAGCGAGGTATCGCTGCTTATCGGGAGGCGGTAGGTCGCTTGCCAGGATTTTCGACTCGATCAGGGCTTTGATGGTGTCGTCATGAAGCCGAATCGTAACTACCCCGAGGATTGCGCCGATCCCTCCGTCATCTGTCAGGAAGTCGATAGCGTCGGATGTAGCGCGAATGCTTACCTGATTTCGAGGCATTTCCAAATACGGTGGATCCCGAACATCCAGGAGGCCATGTCCTTCGAGATAACGAATCTCCGGATGAGCGTCTTCGACGCTATGTCCACCGATTTCATCTTTGCAGCTGAGCCAACCCGGGTGGGCCGCTACGGCTGCGGCAAGTATCTCGCGCTGTCGGTCTCGATTGTATTTGTCCATGTTCAAACCTTGCTGTTATTCGCTGGGTTCAAGGAGTCCGCCCATGCATAGCCGTTGCGCCTTGAAGTTGCGCGTTGATAGTGCCCAAGCTGAACAAGCCCTGGGCTCGTTGATGGGCCGCTTACTTGAAGAGTTTCCCGAAGCTTCCTTTGATCTGATCCATGACCTGCTTCTTCGCGCTCTCGATAGCGGAGCCATAGGTGCCGGATGCGCCGCAACCCTTGCAGGTGATGGTGTCGCTGGTCTTGAGATTCGCCTGGATTCCTCCCGGATAGTCGAATTCCTTGCTTCCGCACTTCGCGCAGGACAGGGTAATCGTGTCACTCATGGTCAGCCCCTTTCGGAATTGGTTGGTGTTGAGGAACGCAAATCATATCCGGCTGGGGCTGGCCGCCCGGTTGTGAGCAAACACATTTTCGGCGAGCCGCAGGGGCGTATCGCCGGCAACGCCATGGGGGCGCCTCCACCTGGTGTGATCCAAATAGGTCCCACCGATGTGTGATCGGTCAATGCAATGTCGCGCCGTCGCGCTCGTCGACCTCGGGGGCGCCCATGCTGCGTTCGGCGCATCGCTCGCGAAAGATTTCCATGATGGTGTCCTCGGACGGCGATTCAAAGGTGCGGCGGGCTATCTGGCGGGCTTCTTGCAGGAGCTTTTCGGTTTCAGACATGGCGTTTCGGTTCGCGTTGTGGTGATTGGAATTTTCCACAACCTGACTCTGTTACCGACGCTGTTACTTCATGAAATTTTCCTAATAGGCGTACTCAAAAATGCAGCGCGAACAAGGGGCTAGCCCCGATTTCCTGCGCATCCGGCCGTCTGAACCTATGCAGTTCGTAGACAAGGCGGAGATTGCGCAGTGCGTGACCTACCGCCAGGCGGTGAGACTGGCCTGGGAGCGGCGGCAGCCGCGCGGGATGACCATGCGCACGCTGGCCGAACTGTGCGGGATGTACCCGCAGCACGTGAGTAGCTACCTGCACGAAGACCCGCTGATGCCCAGCGGCGCGCCAAGACTGAATCTGCCGGCCGACAAGATCAGCGTGTTTGAAGCAGCTGTCGGCAACTACGCCGTCAGCCAGTACCTGATCCGGCTTGGCCACCTGACGATCATGCAGGAAGTGATCGCCGCCCAGGGGCGTGCATGAGCAATGAGCAAGCAGAAGCGATTGTTCGGCGCGCTTACGAAGAGGAATTGCGTCGGCATTCGTGGGATCGCGCCAAGGCATACGAGGCAATGCTGTTACGAGAGGGCCGCGAGCCCCAATTGCGGACGGCGTTGTTGCTGGTGGGCCTGAACCACGTATTTGCGACGAGACACTGATTATGTTGACACGGAACGATTCTGGAAGCCTCGTAAGAGCGCGTTGCGCGCCGGGGGCGGGTAAGGGGGCGGCGCTGGCGCGCGTGGCGGGCCAGCTCTGCACGAGCAAGCGCTTTCAAGAGTGGGTAATCGCCCGCGCCGGCGCCGTCCCCGAGGGCATGAACGCGCAGGACCACGCCGCGGAGTATGTGCGCCGGGCGTGCGGCATTTCGAGCCGTCGCGAACTGGACCATCAAGCAGGTGCGGCGCTTCGCTTTCACCAGCGCATCCGCATTCCATTCTTGAAATGGAGCGGCGTCTATGGCTGATTGCCTTCACATGTTCAGGGGCTACCGCGTACCGCCGGAGACGGTGGAGCAGGTCCGCCAGGCCATTATCGAGACGCCGCGGCGGGTCGATGTCCGAGCGTTGCGGGAGGTTGTCGAACCGGCGCTGGTGCCGGTCAATCCCTGGCCCAGCACCACGCGGGGCGAAGCCGCCCGCAACGCCGTCAGCGCCTTCCTGTTTGACGCAGTTCGGGCTGGCCTGGTCAAGCGGCACGTGAACGCCTGGCAGCTTCCCGCCTGGTGGCGAGTCCGCAAGCCCACGGGGGCGGTATGACGTTGCAGCGCAAGACACCGCTCCGGCAGAAGACACCGATAAAGCGTGGTGCCCCGATGCGCCAGCGCTCCGGCCTGAAGGCCGCCGGAAAGCGTATGCCCAGCCGGCGCGCTAAGCCGCGTGCCACTAAGACCATGTATCGCAACCCAGCCTTGCTGGCGCTGGCAAAGGGCATGCCGTGCAAGCTACAGATCCCCGATGTTTGCATCGGCGGCACGGATACGACTGTGGCTTGCCATTCGAACCAAAGCCGGCACGGCAAGGCCGGCTGGCTCAAGGCGCACGACTGGGCCACCGCCTGGGGCTGCGTGGCGTGCCATGCCCACATCGACCAGAACGCCACTGGCGCGACCTACGAAGAGAAGGTCGCGCTGTGGGAGGCTGGATTTCAAGAAACCCGCCTGTCCCTGATCGTGCTGGGCCTCTGGCCCCTTGAGGCAGAGATTGGGTATTTGACCTTGTATGGAGAGTCGCCATGAGCGTTGAAGTCATGACGATGGTGTTTAAGCGGTATCCGAACGGGGGCGGCGAGATGCTGCTTGCGCTGGCGCTGGCCGACCACGCCCATGACGACGGCAGCCACATTTTCCCCTCGGTGGAGTACCTGGCCGACAAGACGCGCCAATCGGTGCGTGCGGTGCAGTACCAGCTGAAGAAGATGCGCGACTGTGGCTGGCTGATTCGCGTCAGCGCGGGCCACGGGGGGCGCAGCCAGGTCACGGAGTACCAGATTTCGGCCGAGTGGATTGCAGGCGGCGCGATTGAAGGCCTGGAAGATCACGCCGGGAATCCGTCAAACGCAAAATTTGCACCCTTTACGGATGACAGTGAAAAGGGTGCAAACGACGACATAAAGGGTGCAAACGAAAGCATAAAGGGTGCAAAACACGACAGTAAAGGGTGCAACGGGTTGCACCCGCATAGAACCATCAATAAACCATCAGAACCATCAAGGAAGCGTCAGGCCGGCGCTGGCGCGCCGAGTGCGCCCAAAAAATCCGGAAAGACGAAACCCGGAAAGCCCGCCGACACCGTGACGGCTGATGACCTGGTTGCCGAAGGCGTCGATCCGCAGGTGGCTCAGGACTGGCTCAAGGTGCGCAAGGTCAAGGAATTGCCCCTGACGCATACCGCCTGGGATGGTGTGAAGGCCGAGGCGGCGAAGGCTGGGCTTTCGGCTGGTGACGCTGTGCGCATCGCCGCTGAGAATTCCTGGGCCGGCTTCAAGGCCTCCTGGTACGAGAAGCAGAAGGCCGAGAGCGGCGGGCCTGCTGCCGATGATGACCTTGCTTGGCTGAAATCGTGGCCCGGCATCGTCGCGAAGGGGAACGCCCTGGGCCTGCGCCAGGAGGACGGCGAAGCCCCGCCCGCCTTCAAGATGCGAGTGCTGCGCGCTGCCAACCTGACCGAGGAACAGAAGGCCCGCGCACGTGCTGACTTCGGGGTGCATCTGTGATCGCGACGGATGAGGTGGGGGCGCGCTCCGAGGTGCGGCGGCGGGAATGCGAAGCCCGCCACGTGCTGACGTTGCCCTTTGATCGGCGCAAGCCTTATCTGGATGTGGTGGGGAAGAGGCGGGGCGTTGTCGCACGCCAAGACCTCGAACAGGAAATCAAGCGGCAGTTCGCCCTTAGGAGGAAAGCAGCATGAACAAGTGGCCCCGAGTCGCCGCACCGATACGCCGAGCGGCCCTGAAGTCAGCCGATTTGCCCGGCCCCAGCGAGGATGCCATCCAGGCCCAGGTGATCAGATGGGCGGCCCTTCAGGCCGGCGTACACCCGGAGCTTGCACGACTCTTCCATGTCCCCAACGGCGGCCAGCGCCATTCTGCGGTCGCTGCGAAGTTGCAAGGGCAGGGCGTCAAACCCGGCGTGCCGGATTTGTGCCTGCCGGTGCCGCGCTTCGGCTGCCATGGGCTGTGGATCGAAATGAAGACGCAGGAGGGGCGGGTCAGCGCACCGCAGAAGGACTGGATCGGGTTTCTTCGCAACGCTGGATACCGCGTAGAGGTTTGCCGCAGCTTTGACCAAGCGCGTGATGTGCTGCTGAGCTACCTGAATCCGAAAGTCACTTTCTCGCCAGGGATTTACTGATGGAAAAGGGATTTCCACGCTGGGTGGAGGACGAACTGTGGAACTGGTCTCGATGGTGCTGGCTGGGTGACTGGCCTCATCCTGATCCGAATGTGAAATGCGCATCGGCAGAGCGCGCCTACGTCGCAACCACTGAAGAGGCCGAAAAGGCTGAAGAGGACGATGAACCGCGCCCGATTCCTGTGCACCACGACAACGCACGGCGCGTTCAGACCGTGTACGAACGTTTGGTGTTGGTCGAGCAACGAGTAGTGCAGGCTGAATACCCGCGCCGCCACGAGTATGCCGGCCTGACCGCATCACAGCGGCTCGCCGCGGCCGCTGAGCGGCTGGGCATAAGTCCGATTTATTACAGGATTGCGTTGGGAAACATGAAAGAACAGGTTCGGAGGGCATTTAGGTGAAGTATGCGAAAGAGGTGATCGATTTGCTTGGCGCCTATCCTGGTAGAAGGTTCAAGATGACGAATATCCTCAATCACGTGGCGCCACGCGCGACCGGGGCAGAGCGTAATCGAGTGAAGATCGGTGTTTGGCGTGCGCTGAACGCTCTGCGCGCGGCCGGCTCGGTAGCCTGCGAAGAGGCGGATCGGAGCGGTGCTCACGCCGAGTACTGGTGGGAAAGCGTTACACCAAGTGCTGGCGAAGCGTTACGCAAACCGTCACAATACGCCCGGGCTCTTGCGCCCTGAGCAAACGCAAGAGTTGACTACGTGACGAAGGCCCTGGTGAAGAAATTCTCCGGGGCCTTTCCTTTTGTGGCGAGGGCGGTCCGATGATCGAGATCAAGATCACGTCCAATCTGAAAGACGTCCTACGGCGCATGGATGCACTCACATCGAAGCAGCTGCCGTTTGCGATGGCGCAGGCCATCAACGCGACCGCTGCCCGCGTCCAGGCCGCCGAGCAGGCCAACATCAAGGCGACCTTCGACAACCCGACGCGGTTCACGCAGAAGTCTGTCGGGGTAAGCAAGGCGCGCAAATCGTCGCCGGTGGCTGTGGTCTACATCAAGAAGATCGCGGCCGCCTACCTGCTGCCCTACGAGACCGGCGGCGTCCACAAGCTGAACAGTCGGGCGCTGCTAAATCCCAAGGGGGTGAAGCTGAACAGCTACGGCAACCTGCCACGCGCCTCCGTGGGGCGCCTGAAGGCAAAGCCGGATGTCTTCGTCGGCTCGATACGCACGCGCAACGGCCAGGCCGTGAACGGAGTATGGCAGCGCGTTGCGCCCAAGAAGGCGCGCGGCGTGAAGGCGGGTGGGCGGCGCCAGGCGGTGACCACGGGGAAGCTGGTCAACCAGGAGAACCGCGGCGGCCGGCTCAAGCTGCTGATCCGGTTCGGTGACGCGTTGCCCGTCAAGAAACAGCTGAACTTCGGCGCCACGGCGCGCGAGGTGGTGGAGAGGAACTTCCCCCGCGACTTCGATGCAGCGCTGGCTCAGGCGCTGAAGACGGCCAGGTAGGGGGGGTGGGTCCCCTGTAGGGGGTCGAGCAACGCGGGCATTGCGCGCCGCGTTTTGGGCCCAGCGCCAAGGTGTGAAAGGTGTTCGCACCTGTTCGCACCGGAGCGCCAAAACCGCCGCAAGCGAGTATCCACGCGGCATTCGGGAATTTTCGGGGTGCGAACACCTGTTTGCACTGGTGTTCGCACTTTGGTTCGCACTGGCATGTTCGCGCGATCAGCCGAAACGCAATGCCCACGCGGGCTGGCAGGGATTCTCGCCGCGAGAAATCGCGCCTGGAATTCGGTGCGAACAGGACTTTGGGAGGTGTTCGCACCGTGGCGAAAGCGGAAAAGGGTCTTTCTATCCGGGAATTCGCCCGCCGTGAAGGCTGCTCCGACACGCTGGTGCGGCGCGCGATCACGCAGGGCCGGTTGAAGGCGAGGAAGGATGGAACCATCGACCCGGCCCTGGTCGGAACTCCATGGCGCCACGCTAATGCGACTGCTGCGAAGTCTGCGACAACGCCCTCGACGCCAGCGGCGAGTCGAAAGAAGGTTGACGCCCAGGGCGCCAGCGACGCGGCGGTTGAGGATGGGGACTCGCTGGAGGATGTTGCCGACCGGCTATTGAACGAGGGCGACGGCGTTGACTACGCCGAGGCCCTGCGTCGAAAGGAGAACTGGCTGGCGCTACTGCGGCAGCTGGAATACGAACAGAAATCCGGGGCGTTGGTGGAGCTTGCCGTAGCCCAGGCCGTACTTTTCGAAGCCTTTCGGGGGCAGCGCGATGCATGGCTGAACTGGCCCGCGAAGATTGGTCCGCTGCTGGCCGCCGAGCTTGGGCTGGAAGAGGCCGACCGGGTCACCGAGGCTTTGACTGCGCATGTCCACAAACAAATCTCAGAACTTGGCGAACCCGCCGCCGACTTCAGCCCAGGGTAAGCAGGCCGCATTGTGGCGGGCTGCTCGCCAGGGGTGGACGCCGCCGCCGCGCATCAGCGTGCCGGAATGGGCGGACCGATATCGGAAGCTGGCGAAGGAGGCCGGTAGTACCTCGGGGAACTGGTCGACCAGCACTGTGGAGGTCGCGCGCGGCCCGATGCTCGCACCGACGGAACCTGGCGTACACGTCATCACGGCCATGGTCAGCACGCAGATGCTGAAGACCGCGTTGCTGGAGAACATATTCGGGTATTTCGCCCACCTGGATCCCTGCCCGATGTTGCTGCTGCAGCCTAAGGAAGACGCCGCGGAGCAATTCAGCAAGGAGCGCATCAACCCCATGGTGCGGGTGACGCCGGTGCTGCGAGAGTTGGTGGGATCCAGCAAGACACGCACTGCCGACGAAACACTGCTGTTCAAGTCATTCCCTGGGGGCTTCCTGGCATTGGCGGGCGCCGGCAGTCCTGACAACCTGGCGCGCCGGCCAGTGCGGGTGATTCTTGCCGACGAAGTCGACAAGTACCCTGTCACCCGGGAGGGCGATCCAATCTCGCTCGCGGAAGAGCGTACGGCGAGCTTCGGCGCCAACTGGTTGTCGGTCCGGGCTTGCTCGCCGACCGTGCAGGACGAAAGCCGAATCGAGAAAAGCTACTTGTCTTCGGACCAGCGGCGCGCCTCCGTGTGCTGTCCCGGGTGCGGCCATCGCCAGTTTCTGGACTTCTTCCGTCACGTCGATTGGAAGAAGCGCAAGGACGACAAGGGCGTGGTGCTGGAGCATTTTCCCAGGACCGCACGAATCTTCTGCGAGGCGTGTGGTCTGGGGTGGTCGGAAGGCGAGCGTCTGATGACGCTGCGCACCGTGCGTTGGCACCAGACGCGCCCTTTCAACTGCTGCGGCAGCCGTCACGTGCCCCTGGACATGTACGACCGCGCCTGGCGCGATGCCGAGGCCAGGGACCCTGGCAGTGGCGGCATTACGGCGGTGGACGCCGTGTGGGACTGGTGGGCAAGTGAGCGACACGCCGTGTATCGCGTGAAGTGTCCAGACTGCGGCACTTGGGCCGTGGACAACCAGCATGCCGGCTTTCAGGCCAGCAAGCTTTATTCCCCCTGGAGCAAGGACAAGCCATCGGACATTGCGACGAAGTGGTTGGCGGCAAAGGATGACGAGGATCTGAAGCAGGCATGGTGGAACACCCAGATGGGCATGCCCTATCGGGCACACAGCGGCAAGGATCTGGATCTGGAAACGCTGGCATCGCGCGGCGAGCTATGGGCTGCGCAAGTTCCCTTCGGCGTCGGGGTATTGACTGCCGGCCTGGACGTGCAGCCGGACCGTGTGGAATGTGAACTGGTCGGCTGGGGGCGAGACGAGGAAAGCTGGTCCATCGACTACGAAGTGTTCGAAGGCGATCCAGAGACACCCGAACTGTGGGCACGCGTAGATGCGTACTTGCTGAAGACTTGGTATCGCCACGACGGGCGGCCGTTTAACGTGTCGTCCGCGTGTATCGACTCCGGCGGCCACAACACGCAGCGCGTCTACGAGTTCGCGAAGGCCCGTTTGGGTCGTCGAATCTATGCGATCAAGGGGGAATCCGCGCGGAATGGACAGCGCTCGCCGGTCTGGCCGACGAAGGTCCCGAGCCGCCGAAACAAGGCCACCTATCGCCCGACCATCATCGGCGTGAACACCGCCAAGGACACCATCCGGAATCGGTTGAACAAGGACGCGCCGGGCCCGGGATTTATGCACTTTCCCGCGGATCGCGATCTGAATTACTACGCGCAGCTCACGTCCGAGCGAATCGTGGTCAAGGAAGCGAGCGGGCACAAGTACCGCGTCTGGGAATTGCCCTCGGGACGCGCCAACGAGGCGCTGGACTGCCGGGTATACGCCTATGCCGCGCTCTGTGCATTGATCCACTTCGGTCTGAAGCTGAATCGGACCGTCGAGGACCTGGCCGAGGTTCTGCATGGTGCGCCGCCGTTGCCTGAGGGCGAAGTCTCTGTAGCGCCGACGCCGCAGGCTGGCGCAGCCCAGGGCGGTCCCTCCGTGCGGGTCAAGTCGGCTGCGCCAGGGCGCTCGCGTGTGAGCAAACTTGCATAACGAGGTACGCAATGAGCGTCTATGACGGAATGAGCAGGGCGGAAATGCAGGCGCGGCTGGCCGCCCTGAGGGCCGCCTATTTTGAACTCCTGACCGGGAAGCAGGTTGCAGCGGCCAGCTACGCGCAGTCGGACGGATCTAAGTCGGTCACCTACAGGGCGGCGGATATGAGCAGGCTCCAGGGCGAAATTGCCCTCCTGCAGCAACTGCTTGGCATCGCCCCTCGGGCGCGCCGGCAGATCAACTTCGTGATGCGCTGATGGAAAACACTATCTCTATCCTCGACAGGCACGGAAAGCCGTTGCCTGCTGTTCGCCGTCGCGGGGCAATGTTGGCGCCAGGCAGCAACGCGCCCTATGACGCCGCCGACCAGAACGGCGGCCACGTGCGTGATTGGCAACCATACCTCTGGTCTCCGGACGGTGAAGTCAACATGTATCGCGACCGCCTCGCGGCGCGTGCGCGTGACCTGATCCGCAACGACGGATGGGCGACCGCCGCGGTGATGCGGACCGTCGACAACGTCATCGGACCTGATTTCCGGCCGATTTCGAAGCCCGATTATCGATGGCTGCGGACTGTGACCGGCATCGAGGCGTTCGATCACCGTTGGGCCGATGAATTTGGCCAGGCCGTGGAAGCCAACTGGCGCTCGTGGGCGAACGATCCTGCCTTCTACTGCGATTCGGAGCGGATGCTGTCGTTCCCCCAAATGATGCAACTGGGGTTTCGACATCACCTCATCGACGGCGACTCGCTCTCGATGCTGCATTGGCTGCCGCAGCGCATCGGGGTGGGGCGCGCCCGCTATGCAACGGCCGTACAGATCATGGACCCGGACCGTCTTTCGAATCCGCAGCAGAACTTCGATCAGCAGGCGCTACGCGGAGGCGTGGAGGTCGACAGTTACGGCGTTCCGACCTGGTATCACATTCGGCGCGCTCATCAGGTAGACTGGTTCAGCGCGGGCGATAGCGTGCGGTGGGACCGTATCCCACGAGAGACGGATTGGGGGCGTCCGATTGTGGTGCATAGCTTCGACCATGATCGGGCGTCGCAGCACCGTGGCGTTGGCTTTCTGACGCCGGTGATCCAGCGGTTCAAGATGCTGATCAAGTACGACAGCACCGAACTGGATGCGGCCATCATCAACGCATTCTTTGCGGCCTATATCCAAAGCCCGTTCGATCCCGATCTGGTCGAAGAAGCCCTGTCCGGCTCGGACAAGGTCAGCGCGTACCAGCGCGAGCGTTCGCAGTTCCACCAAGAGCGCCGAACCCGCATGGGCGATGTCGGCATGACGCACCTGTACCCGGGGGAGACTATCGGCACGGTGGCCTCCAGTCGCCCGAGCAGCAATTTCGCCTCGTTCGAAAGCGCGATGTTGCGGCATTTTTCGGCCGGGACTGGGTTGGCCGCACAGCAGATCAGCCAGAACTGGGCCGAGGTGAACTACAGCGCCTATCGTTCCGCGATGCTGGAGGCGTGGAAGACATTCGCCCGCCGACGGATCGGCTTTGCGTCTGGACAGGCGCACCCGATCTACTGCGCATGGCTGGAGGAATCCATGGACGTGGATGACTATCCGATGCCGCGAAACGCGCCTGAATTCATCGAGGCACGCGCGGCGTATGCGCGAGCTAAGTGGATGGGGCCCGGCCGCGGCCTGGTGGATATCGTCAAGGAGCGCCAAGGCGCGCTGCTCGGGATCGATGGAGGCATGTCTTCGCTGGAGGATGAATGCGCCGAGATCTCCGGCACCGACTGGCGCGATGTGGCCGACCGCCGTGCTATCGAAATGGAACGCTACGAGCGATTGGGGCTTCCCATTCCCGCAGTGCTCCAGGGGGCGGACTCGAAAGACGCAGTCCAAGTACCGGAGGAAAAATAAATGCGTTTTGCGCACTTGGGCCAGCGGCTGTTCAACACGCCGCTGGCAATTCGCCAGGACAAGGCTGAGGTCATCATGGCCGCACTCGCCGAGCGGCTGGGCGTCAGCCAGATCATGCGTTTGGACGGAGCGAACCTGCGCCCGATGGCCTGGGATGACTATGACGACGACCTGACCAAACCCGGCGAGACGATTCGCGACGCCGGCTATGACATGGTGGGCGATACGCCGGTCGCCTGCATCAAGGTGCATGGCACGCTGGTGCAGAAGCTGGGCTCGCTCCGCCCCTATTCGGGCATGACGGGCTATGACGGCATCCGGCAGAGCATCCTGAGCGCTCACGCGGATCCGGCCGTCGAGGCGATTGTGCTCGACGTGGACTCGCCGGGTGGCGAGGTCGCGGGCTGTTTCGACCTGGTCGACACCATCTATGGCCTGCGGGGCGACAAGCCCATATGGGCGCTCCTGACGGAGTCGGCCTATTCGGCGGGATACGCGATTGCCAGCGCCGCCGACAGGGTCGTCGTGCCGCGCACTGGTGGCGTCGGTTCCATCGGCGTAATTGTGATGCACGTCGACCTGTCGAAGGCGCTGACGGCGTCGGGAGTGGCGGTGACCTTCATCACGTACGGGAGCCACAAAGCGGACTTCCGCCCGGAGCTTCCCCTCTCGGAGGAGGCGCTGAACAGTGTCCAGGCCGAGATCAACACGATGGGCGAGCTTTTCGTGGAGACGGTCGCCCGCAATCGAAACATCGCGCCCGAATCCGTGCGCGACACACAGGCCGCCTGCTTCATGGGGGCGGCCGGCGTCAGCCGCGGCTTGGCGGACGCAGTCATGGCGCCCGACGCCGCCTTTCTTGAACTGCTGGACCTGCTGGGCCGGTAAACAACCTGTGAGACTACTGCAATGAAGAAGAAAACCTTCGCTTCTGCCCCCTTCGCCTCGTTGCTGGGCCTGGGGCGCGCCCGAGGCGCCCGCGCTGAACAAGACGACGAGGACGACAAGGACAAGCCGGACGACGACCGCAAGCAGCGGGAGGGCGAGTCCGACGAGGACTATGCCCGGCGCATGGAAGAGCGTGACCGTGAAGACGACGAGCGCGACGACGTGCTGGAAAACGGGGAGGACCCGGACGCCGAAAAGGACGACGACGGCGACGACAAGGAAAAGGACTCGTCGAAGAAGGCCGCCAGGGCGGCCGAGCGGGCACGCTGCGCCCGCATCGTGGCGCACGGTCTGAGATTGGGCGTGGCGCGACAGGCTTGCGTTTTTGCCTTCGACACGGGCATGTCGTCCAACGCCGCTATCGCCGCGTTGGACGCAGGCAGGGCGGACCAGGCGCCGCCGGCGCGCCGCACCCTGTCCGAGCGCATGCAGGGCGCGAACGTGCCCAACCCGGGATCGGGTGGTGGCGAAGTTCAGATGACCCTGGCCGAGAAGATCGTCGCAGCTGCCAAGAAGCGCCGCGGCGAGGCTTGATCATCACAATTCAGCTATTCAGGAGTATTCCTTATGACGCTTCCCATCAATTCCGTGGGGAACAATCCCCAACAGCCCGGCATCCGGGCCGATGTTTACATTCCCGATCAGTTGATCGCCGGCGGTCTGCAGATCGTTTCGCAACCGATCATTCTCGCCGCCGGAAAGCTGCCGCGCGGATCGGTCCTGGGCATGATCACGAGTAGCACCGCGGTTACCACGGCTGCTGACGAGAACACCGGCAATGGCACCATCGGTGCCGTCACGGTCGGCCCCGATGCCAAGCTGGGAAACTACCTTCTGACCGCCACTGCCGCCACCACCTTCAAGGTGGTCGACCCGGAAGGAACCACGCTCGCGAATGCGACTGTAGGCACTGCATACACCCAGGGTGGCCTGGGGTTCACCATCGCCGCTGGCGCCACCGCATTCGTGGCCGGGGACGAGTTCGTGATCGACGTCAACGACGCGGTCGGCCAGTTCGTTCTCTCGGCGAAAGGCGCGAGCGACGGCAGTCAGGTTCCCTCGGCCATTCTGGCGGACCATGCGGACGCCACGGCCGGGCCGGTCAATGCCGGCGCATATGTCCAGGTGGAAGTGAACGGCCGCGCGCTGCATTACGACCCGAGCTGGACGTTGCCCGCGCTGACCGCGGCCTTGCGCCAGTACGCGATCCACGTCAAGTCGTCGGTCTCGGCGGCTGACCCGATCTAAGAACCACGCGCAATGCACGAGAGAGGTCCCGCCCAGCGGGGCCTTTTTTTCTTCAGATCGCCAGAACACTCTACGGAGATGACGAATGCCTTCCAATTTGGTCTATAGCACCATCGACCTGATCCAGGTCGTTCCGAACCTGAAAACCGCGCAGTCCTTCCTGCTGGACAGGTTCTTCCCCAATATCATCACGTCCGATAGCGAAGAGGTTGCCATCGACGTCGACATCGGCAAGCGTCGCATGGCCCCGTTTGTCTCGCCCCTGGTCGAAGGCAAGCTGGTCGAGCAGCGCCGCTTCCAGACCAACACCTTCAAACCGGCCTACATCAAGGACAAGCGCGCCCCGGATCTGCTCAAGCCGGTCCGCCGTATGATCGGCGAGCGCATCGGCGGCGACCTGAAGGGCATCGAGCGCGAGATGGCCAACCTCGAAGCTGAGATGACCGACCAGGTGGACATCCTGACCCGTCGCCTGGAATGGATGGCGGCCAGCGCGCTGCGTCTGGGCCAGGTCACCATCGAAGGTGAGGGCTTCGAAACCGTGATCGTGGACTTCGGTCGCGCATCGGACTTGACGGTCGCCCTTACCTCGAACCGGAAGTGGACCGCCGCCAACATTGCCGCGGGCACGGCGTCGCCGACGCGCGACATCGAGACTTGGGCGACCCGCATCCTCAAGCGTTCCGGCGCGACGACGTCGGATCTGGTGTTCACGCCCAGCTCGTGGGCCGGCTTCATTCTCGATCCGGCCCTGAAGGGCGCCATCGTGCTGCCGGCCCAGGCATCGTTCGGCAACGTGATCAACCCGGGGGCCGAGGTCAAGCAGGGCGCGGTCTACAAGGGCAAGTGGGGCCAATTCGACCTGTGGCTCTACAACGACTGGTTCGTGGACGAGAACGATACCGAACGCCCGATGCTGTACGACGGTGACGTGATCATGTCCGGCCCGAACCTGCAGGGCACGCGCGCATTCGGCCAGATCATGGATCCCGCCTTCAACTACCAGTCGTTGCCGTTCGCTCCCAAGACCTGGGTGCAAGAAGATCCGGCGCAACGTCTGCTGATGATGCAGTCTTCGCCCATCGTCATCCCCAGCCGGGTGAATGCGTGCCTGTCGGCCAACGTCTGCGACCCGGCGGTGGAATGATGAGCGCGGCCAACAATCAGAAGGACAAGGGGCCGGCCGCTGCGAAGCTCGTGGCGGCCGTTGTCGCGCGCGGTCGCACGCTGCTGGTCGATGACGGAAAGTCGCTGGCGGCAGGCGAAGAGATTGAGTTGCCCGCCGCCGAAGTAGAGCGCCTGCGGCAGCTCGGCTTCCTGGAGGATCCGGAAGCGCCGGTGATTCGTCGGGACAACGGTCCGCGCTTCGGATCCGCCGCCGGTCCCCAGATCCGCCGAGGCTGACATGGTTGATTTCGACCAGGTCAACCAGGCCATTAACGGCGCGTTTGGTGAGGAACTGGTCTATCAACCTGTGGGCGGCGGCAAGTCCGAGCCCGTGCCCGGCGTCTTCACCGATGCCTACAAGACGGCGTTCCAAGATGGGCAGGGCGGCGTCGGGTGGGTGACGACAGCACCGAGCGCGGGCTTTCGCCTGGCCGATCTGCCGCGGGCGCCCGCGAAGGACGACCGCATCACCCGCAAGAAGACCGGCGAATCGTTCCTTGTCTTCGAACAGCAGCCGGACGGCATGGGCTGGGTACATCTGAAACTGAAAAAGCTATGACCACGACAAACCAACTTCGCGCCTTGGCAGTGCAGGCGCTGACGAACACGACCGACGCTGGCGCGCGGGCGTACTCGCCGCGGGACCAGGCCTCCTGGGACGGAGAGTATCCCGTGTTGTTCGTGCGCACGAACGATGAGGACGGCGTTTCGTTCGGTCGAAGCGGCGCTCCGGCGTTCACGGTGACTTCGGCGCTGGTTGTCGAGGCGAGGGCTGATCACCCTGGCGAGCCGGACGACGCCGGCGCGGCTGCCTTGCTGGTCAAGCTGGAATCCTTACGGGACCAAATCAAGGCTGCCGTCATCAACTACCCGCCGCTCATGCAGGAACTCAACCAGTTCTCCTATTTCCGCACCCGCATCGCGCCGGGCCCGGAAGACGCCGGGCACCATCTGGGCTCGGTGCTGGTGGAACTGGGGCTGGAGTTCGTGCAGGGGCCGGAGGATTTTTTCCCTGTGCCGACCAATCCCTTGGAAGGGGTGGATACGCGAATTCAAATGCCCGACGGCACCACCGTTCCCGGCTTGGATATCGACCTTCCGCAATAGGAGCTTCGCATGTACATCAAACCTCGTCCGGGCCTGAAGGTGTTCGACCCGGTACGCAAACAGTTCATGCCCGACGAGGGCATGCCCGTGGACGAAAACGACCTGTACTGGGCGGCGCGCATGCGCGACGGCGACGTGGTCGAAGCGGACGCCCCTGGCGCGCGGACGTCGACCACCAACGAGGTGCCACCGGCACTGCCCAATAAGGGGGCAAGTAAATGATCCAGTTTCCCAACGTTCCGCAGAATTTGCGGGTTCCGCTGTTCTTCGCTGACATCGACCCGAGTCGCGCGAACACCGGTCAGATCAACCAGCGCGCGCTGATTATCGGCCAGATCACGACCGCAGGCACGGCGGTTCCGGGCAAGCCGGCGATTTCCCAGGGCGCCAACGAGGCGAAGGTGCTGGGCGGCCAGGGTTCGATGCTGGCGCTCATGACGGCCGTCTATCGCGCGCGTGACAGCTTCGGTGAGGTTTGGTATCTCCCGGTGGCAGACGATGCCTCGGCCACCGAAGCCAAGGGCGCAATCAGCTTCACTGCGGCAGCGACGGCCACCGGCGTGCTGTCCCTGTATATCGCGGCATTCTCCGGTTCGCCGGTAGTGTCGCTGGTCTGCACGCCGAGCATGACGACCGCTCAACTTGCGACGGCGCTGGCGGCGCAGATCAACGCCGCCGCTGATCTACCGGTTTTGGCCGAGGTGGATGCGGAGTCCGCTACCAAGGTGAACTTGACGGCCAAGAACAAGGGGCTGGCGGGCAACGACATCGACGTGCGCCTGAACTTCTACGGCGCGCTGAGTGGCGAGGTGCTCCCGGCCGGCCTGGGTGTCACCATCACCCCGATGTCCGGCGGACAGGTCAACCCGACGCTAACCACTGCGCTGGCCAACCTGGGCGATATGACCTTCGATTTCATCGCCATGCCGTACAACGACGCCGCGTCGCTGAATGCCGTCAAGGCGTTTCTGTCCACGACGACCGGCCGCTGGAGCTGGTCCAAGGGGCTGTATGGGCACGCCTACGGCGGCTTCCGCGGCACGCTGGGTGAATGCCATACCTTTGGCTCCGCCCGCAACGACGAGCATGTATCCATCATGGGCTTCAACAATTCGCCCACGCCCTCGTGGATTCTGGCCGCTGATCTGACGGCAGCGGCGGCGATATCGTGTCGCGCAGATCCGGCCCAGCCGATGCAAACCGTTCCGCTGGCGAGCTTCCTGCCGCCGCCGCTGGAGTCGCGGTTCCAGCTGACCGACCGCAACACCCTACTCTATACGGGCATCAGCACATTCACGGTGGCAGACGACGGCACGGTGGCAATCGAAAACCTCATCACGACCTACCAGCTGAACGCGTTCGGCCAGCCGGACAACAGCTATCTGGAGGTCGAGACGATGAACACGTTGGCGGCGGTCCTGCGGCGCCTGAAGCTGGTGGTGACGTCCAAGTACGCCCGCAAGAAGCTGGCGGCAAACGGCACGCGGCCGGCGCCCGGATCCAACATCGTGACGCCCAGCACCATCCGGGCCGACCTGACGGCGGACTACCAGTCCATGCAGGACGACAGCGGCTGGGTGCAGGGGGCTGACGTGTTCGCCAAGGGCCTGATCGTGGAGCAGAACCGCACCAACCCCAACCGGGTGGACGTGCTGTATCCGGCAATCCTGATCAACCAGCTGCGCATCTTCGCCCTGCTCATGCAGTTCAGCAATATCGTGCCGGCCAGCGAGGCCGCCAGCGCGTAAACCCGCGCGGCTGTGGCATAGCGCCGCCTTCGGGCGGCGTCTTCATTTATAGGAGCCGATTATGGCGAATCTGTTGGCCGGCACCGCGCAAATCTCGGTGGACGGCAATTCCTACATGTTGGAGGGAGCCGGAAAGTACAGCCCCTCCACAGTCACCCGCACCAGCCTGGTGGGCCAGGATGGATATCACGGGGTCAAGGAAATGCCGGTCCCTGGCTCGATTTCCTTCACCTGCCGTGACGCTGGGAATCTGACGGTTTACGACTTCAACCGCATGCGCAATGCGACGGTGGTACTGCAACTCGCCAACGGCAAGACCGTGGTTGGGCGCAGCATGGCCTGCGTTGACGCGCAGGAAATTGACACGACCGAAGCCACCTTCGATGTCAAGTTCGAAGGTCCCCTCGTTTCTGAACAGACCGTGAGCTGATATGCCGAAGAAAGAAATTCCTGATGAATTCACGATCACCCTGCGCAAAGCCATCACGTTGGGCCAGGGGGCGGACGCGGAGACTTTCACCGAAATGCTCCTGCGCGAGCCGGTGGTAGAAGAACTTCTCACCTTCAACAAGGACAGCGCCAAGGACGCCGGAGATGCGCTGCGCAAGCTCATCGCCAAGATATCGACGTTGCCCATCGCGGTGGTCAACCGCGTCGGCGCGCGGGACTTTACGAAGGCGTCCAACTACCTGACTTCGTTCATGAACGACGACGAGGACGAGATTGGCGCAGAAGAAGAGGACGCCGGCGCGGGAAAGTAGTCCGGCCAGTGCCTGATTGGGAACTGATGACGGCGGCGGTGGCGAAGTTCTACGCCTGGCCGCCGCGTGAGGTTCTCCGGCTACGGCTGAGTGAACTGCGGTGGTGGCACGTCATGGCAGAGCGCTTGGAGGCACAACATGGCCAATGAACTGGCATTCCGAATTTCGGCGATAGATAACGCCTCGAAGGTGGGCAATAAGGTCGGCAACTCGTTCTCGCGCATTGGGGATCGAGCGGCGCGGATGTCTGGCCGCCTGACAAGCGTGGGCAAGACCGGCGCGACCGCGCTGGGCAAGATTACATCCAGTCTGAATTCGGTTTCGCAGGGTGCCCGGACCGCTGCTGATCGAATTTCGTCCATCATCCCTGGCATGTCGGCGCTTGTCGGCCTAGCGGGGGCCGCCGGCGTCGGCGCGCTGGCGCAACGGTGGGGGGATCTGGGAGCGAGCCTGCAGCGGACCTCTCGCCAGCTGGGCATGTCGACGCGTGGGCTGCAAGCATGGCACTACGCTGCCAAGCGGGCAGGGGTGACCGCAGAGCAGTTCGATCAGAGCATGCTGTCCTCGCAGAACACCATCCGGGAAGCCGCGTTCGGGGCCAACCCGCAGGCCATGATGCTGATGCAGCGCCTGGGCGTGAGAGTGTCCCGCGGCAAAGACGGCCAGATCGACTACGAGCGGACGCAGCACGACATCTTGACCGCTCTGGGGAAGATCAAAAATCCTGCGGGCCAAAGGACCGCGGCGGACGCGCTGGGGATGGGAGCGCTGTTGTCCATGATCCAGCGGGGCACTTTCGACGCTGACCGCGCCGAAGCTGGCAAGCGGGGGTATATCTTCGGCGACGAAGCGATAGAGCGCGCGACCATGTTTCAGGACAAGATCAACGGGCTGAAGGCCAGCACGGGCGCCCTGGCAAACACCATCGGCGACAAGCTCATTCCGGTCCTGGCTCCCATGATCGAGAAGCTGAGATCATGGCTGGATGAAAACCGCGTGAACATCGCGGACCGTTTTGCCGAGGCAGTTGGAAAGCTGACCTCGTGGATCGCCAGCATCGACTGGGGGGCGTGGTACGAGCGCGTGAACAAGATCGCCGACGCATTTGGCGGCTGGGGCAACGCGCTGGCCGGCATCGTCGCAATCAAGTTCGCTGCGACTATGGCGCAGTGGGGCCTTTCCCTGGCTGCGTTGGTGACGAGCTTGAGTGCGGCGAGAGCGGCCGCTTTGGCACTCCAGGCTACGGCCGCGGGCGCGGCAGGTGCGGCCGGAGCAGGTGCGGCGGCTGGTGGTATTGGCTTCGGTACGGCGCTCGGCGGCACGGCACTCGCTGCAGCCGCGGTAGGGGCACCAATCGCGCTTACTGGAGCCTATCTCCAGCACCAGATGACTGGTACGCCGGAAGGAGTCAAGCAGCGGATCGCCGACCGTAGAGCGCGCATCAAGGAGTTGGACGAACTGATTGAGCTTGATCCAGGAAGTGCCGCGAGATACCAGGCGGAAAAGGTGCCTCTAGAAAGAGACATCGCTGAATACTCGGCGAAGTTGGAGCAACTCAAGGGAGGGCAGCCGAACGCTATGGCGGCAGCCCTGTTCGACAACCTGGAGAAGCAGCATGGGTTGCCCCAAGGTTTGCTTGACAGCGTCTGGCTGCAGGAGTCTGGGCGTGGCAGGAACATGCTGTCTTCGGCTGGCGCACAAGGGCATTTTCAGTTTATGCCTGCCACGGCGAAGGAATGGGGTCTCAAGGATCCCAACAATCTAGAAGAGTCGTCAGAGGCAGCTGCCCGCTACCTAAAGTGGCTTCTTGGCCGGACCGGTGGCGATGTGAAGAAGGCGCTGGCGGCGTACAACGGCGGCATCGGCAATTTAGAGCGGCTTGGGCTTGAAGGCATGCCCGCGGAATCTCAGAAGTACTACAGGGATGTTCTTGGTCGCTTGGGCCAGACGGCTACACCGGTTGGCTTTGCGGGCGGAGACGGCGGGAAGGGGGCTATGGCAGGAATGGGCGCCGGGCCGGGGGTCGATGGTCTGAAGGATGCTCTCGACGCGTCGCTGCAGAAACTGACGTTGCAGGTCAACGTGTCGGCGCCGCCTGGCACGCGTGTTGATGCGACGAGTGGCGATGGCACGGGGATGTCGACGCGCGTGAATTACTCAATGGGGCTGGGAGCGATGCCATGAAAGTGACAGACGTCGTAAAGGTCGCGGGCAGCATTGGAGGGGTTGCTAATGCCATCGGTGACCTACTCGGGCCTGGTGCTGGCAGTTGGGAGGCGTCGCTACAACAAGCTTCGTATGGCGGTGTTCCGTTCGGAGTGAACGGGGCGCGGCTGCATGCCGGTCGTCGCCAGGCCGTTCACGTCTACCCATATCGAGACGAGGTGTGGGCAGAGGATCAAGGCAAGCTGCCCAGACAATTCCGGATCCATGGGTTCCTTATCGAAGACAGCGCCATATACGGCGGTGGGGGCGTGGTAGGCCAACGCGAAGCCTTCCTGACGGTCTGCGAGACCGCCGGTCCGAAGACGCTGGTTCATCCCACGTTGGGGACTGTCGCCAACGTCGTTTGTCTGGATCTGGAGCTGGAAGAGCGTAAGGACCTTGGGCGGGTCTTCGAGTTCACTATGTCGCTCATCGTCAGCGGCGAGCGGAAGTACCCGCAGTCCGGCGAGTCAACGGGCGACCAGGTGAGCGAGGCTGCGGATGCTGTTCGGAAGGACAGCTTGCTGGACATGGCGCGCAGGGTCGCCGCCGCGGTCAGGCAAGGCGTTGCGGTTGTCCGCCAGGTGGTGAACACCGCCTTGCGCTATTACCAGATGGCCGTCGGGATCGTGAATGGCGTGCGCCGAGTCTTCAACGCGGTTTCCAGCTTGCGCGGCAACTTCGGGCGGCTATTTGGCGGGGGGAATTCGGGCTTTCTGACCTCGAATCGAAAGGCATCCCCCGGGGCGTCAGCGGGCGACTTGCTGGCGGCGAACGTGGCTGCCAGCGCTGCCGTTGCCGCGGCCGGCGTGAAGTTGCAGCAGGCAGCGGCGAACATCGCCGACACCGTGGCGTATGGCGATGCCGCCAATGCGTTCGTGCAGTCGGTAGCGGCCACCGCGGTTGATCCGGCTGATGGCATGGCGATGCTGGCGCGTTTGGCGACCTTCCAGCCGACGGGGGAATCGACCAATTCGCCTATCGGGCAGGCGATCAAGACCGCGAACGATGCATGTTCCGCCCATCTTCGACGCGTCGCCATCGCCGCGCTGGCTCAGGCAGCTGCCGACTACCAGCCGTTCTCGCAAGAGGATGCGTTGAAGGTGCAGACGGAGGTTGTCGGAATCCTGGACAGCGAGATCCTGATCGCGGGCGATGGAGGAGACGATGCGAGCTATGACGCGTTGCGTCAGCTGCGGAAGGCTGTCGTCGCTGACCTTCAATCGAGGGGCGGCAATCTGGCCGAGATGGGGGTGTTCTCCTTCAAGGCTTCTCAGCCCTCCTTAGCGCTGGCAAATCGAATTTACCGGGATCCGGCGCGCGCCGAAGAGCTGGTGCGGCAGGTCAACCCGATTCACCCGGCATTCATGCCGCCCGAGTTTGAGGCTTTGTCGAAATGAATGGTGATGATCTGACGCTGCGCATTTCCACATCGACCCGTGTCGGGAGAGGGTACGAACTGTCCAACACCCGAATTCTCGGCGGCTGGCAGGAAGTGCGCTTTACGAGAGGCATTGAGCGTTGCCCTTCGGACTTCCTGGTGAAGATGACGGACCGTTATCCGATAGCGACCAGGCCTGAAATGCAGGTGCAGCCAGGGGATTACTGCGAAGTGTTCCTCGGGGAGGACCGAGTTTCCACCGGCTGGATTGATCGCTTCGTGCCTTCGTATACCGACGGCGCGCATTCGGTCACCTTGGTCGGGCGTAGCAAGTGCCAGGACATTGTGGACTGCGCGGCGGTTTTCGATGGCTTTCAGCTTACCAATGCCAGCGCGTTGTATATCGCGCAGACGCTTTGCGCCCCATTTGGCATCAAGGCGAGCCTGGCCGAAGGTACGAATCAGGGGGCTCCCATCGAGCAGGTAGTAATTATCGCTGGCGAGAGCGCCTATGACGTCCTGGAGCGGGTTTGCCGATACCGTGGTCTTCTACTGTACGACACGCCGTCGGGCGATCTGCTGCTTTCAGGCATCGGCCTACAGGCCGCGGCTAGTGGCTTCCAGGAGGGCGTGAATATTGGCTCGGCCGTCGCGTCGTACTCGATGGATCAGAAGTTCAGCGACTACTACGCGATCTATCAGGGGCTGGACCAGTTCAGCGATGTTGGTGGCGCTCCGAACCAGATCGCGCATCTGGTGGATGAAAGCGTGCCTCGCTATCGACCGCGGGTTGTGCTGTCGGAGAACCTTCTGGGAGGAAGCGCGGTGGCTGAAGACAGGGCGAAGTGGGAAATGTCTCGGCGGCAGGGGCGGTCCTTTTTTGTCCGGCTGAACACCGACAATTGGCGGGATTCGGCGGGGGCGCTGTACACGCCCAACACGATGGCTTCCCTTGCGATTCCGTCCTTGAAGCTGGGATCCGAGGTCGCGCCTGTTTCGTGGCTGATCGCCGAGACGACCTACAACCGCGGGCGCGCAGGGACCACCTGCGACGTGGTGCTGATGCCGCCGCAGGCCTTCTATCAGCAGCCCTTCATCTGGGCTCAATTCGCACCGGACCAAGTGGTGGGGTGATATGGAACAAGCAATTGAAAGGCTGTGGCGCCGGCTTCAGATGATGGTTGGGCGCGGTGTCGTCACAGCCGTGGATGACAGCGGGCCGGTGCAGTTGATGCAGGTGAGGGCCAGCGGGTTGGAAGTGGCGGACAGGCGGGTTCGTCCGCAGGAATTCGGCCTTACGTCGAATCCTCCAGTGGGATCTGACGCTGCTCTAGCCGCGGTGTCGGGCGACCGCTCGTCCACCATGGTGGTCGGGGTCAACCATCAAGGGAGCCGGCCGCGCGGCCTCCTGGCCGGTGAAACGAAGCTGTACAGCCAAGACGGAAAGTATGTCTACCTGACCGCCGATGGCGGCATCGTCGTTGAGGCCAAGGGCCAGGACGTGGTCGTGAACAACGCGAAAAACGTGACCTGGAACCTGAGCGGCAAGCTGACCATCATCGCGCCTGGAGGTATCGACCTGAAGGCACCTCTGGTAAAGTCGACGGGCGACATGCAGGATAACTACGAGTCAAACGATCGGACCATGAAGGGCATGCGCGAAGTGTTCAACGACCACCTTCATCCTGTGAAAAATGTCCAGTCTGGCGGCTCGACCGTGACCTCTGAAAAGCCCGAGGTGCCGCAATGAGCGATATCCGCACAGTTTGGGATGCTGCCGTTGCGCACGGCGATTGGATATTGTCGGAAGGCGCGCTGCTCACCGGCGCGGATCTTGCGACTGCCATGCTGGTCAGCGTCTTCACCGACGCGATGGCAGCGTCGGATGATGTCATCCCGGATGGAACAGGAGATCCTCGGGGGTGGTGGGGCGACCAGTTCGACCCTGATGCGCCACTGGGTAGCAAGCTCTGGCTCCTGCAGCGCGAAAAGCAGACCCAGACGACGCTCAATCGCGCCTACGACTATCTGGCAGAGGCGTTGAAGTGGCTGATCGATGACGGGGTTGTGGCGCGCTTTGACATCAGCGTGGAGTGGGTCCGAGAGTCCTTTCTCGGCGCACAGATCATTGCCTATTCGCCTGGTGGTGATTCCCTGCACACAGGGAAATATCTCTGGGCCTGGAACGGAATTAACTGATATGCCATTTTCTCGTCCCACGCTGTCAGAACTGAGGAATCAGGTTCTGGCGGATATCAACGCGACCCTGGATGGCGCGAACGCACTCCTGCGTAAGGCGGTCTTGCGCGTGCTGGGCGTCGCTCAAGCGGGGCTTGCGCACCTGCACTTCGGCTACATCGATTGGATCTCAAAGCAGGCCGTTCCCTGGACCGCGACAGACGAGTACCTGGCGGGCTGGGGGGCAATGAAGAACGTGTTTCGAAAGGACGCCGTGGCGGCCGTGATAACCGCCCAGTTCACAGGATCCGCTGGGGTGGTCATCAGTGCAGGGATCGAAGTCAAGCGGGCGGATGGCACGGCTTACACCGTCGAGGAAACTCAGGAGGTTGGGTCGGACGGAAAGGCGGCCGTAGTCCTGCGTGCGACGGCGACTGGAGCCGCGGGGAATTGCTCCGCCGGCACCCCGGTGACTCTTTCCTCGACCATCACGGGCCTGCAATCCACCGGCACAGTCGTGGGCGCGATCGCTACCGGGGCCGACGTGGAGCCCCCGGACGCATACAGTGAGCGCGTCATTGCCGCCTACCAGGAGACGCCACACGGTGGCAATGCGGATGACTACGTCCGCTGGGCGCTGGCCGTTCCAGGGGTAAGCCGTGCCTGGTGTTCGCCCAACGGCATGGGGGCGGGGACGGTGGTTCTGCGGTTCATGATGGATACGGCGCAGTCCCAGCACGGTGGATTCCCTCAGGGCGCCAATGGAATATCGCAGCACGATCTGGGGCCTGATGGCTTGCCGCGCGCCGTAGTTGCAACCGGCGACCAGCTGGTGTTGGCTGACGCGCTGATTGGCCTGCAGCCCGTTACCGCCCTCGTGTTTGCGTGCGCACCGGTGGACAACAGCCTGCATTTCAAGATATCCGGGCTGTCGGGCGCCGGCACGGCGACGCGAAACGCAATATCTGCCGCGTTGGCTGATGTGCTGTTTCGTACAGGAGATGCCCGTGGCGGGACGATCAACCGCAATGACATCGAGGGGGCGATTAACAGCGTCTCGGGCGCGTCAGGCTGGCTGCTGGTCGAGGTCGCTGGCACGGTGGATGGCGTTGTTACCGTGTACCCGGGCAACGTCACGAACGGAATCGGACAGCTGCCAACGCTTGGTGGCGTCACCTACCTGTAGGGGTGAGGAATGGGCTTGAATTTGCGAGCGGGGGACTTCCTCCGAGCCTTCATGAGCCTCCTGCCCCGGGGGCGCGTTTGGTCGCGGGATGTCAGCAGCGTCCAGAGCCGTGCATTGCTTGGTCTGGTGACAATTTACGAAGACAGCACGGCTCGGGCAAATCAGCTTCTTGTAGACGCCTTTCCGGGGTCGACCTATGAACTGCTTCCCGAGTGGGAGCTTACCCTGGGGTTGCCCGACCCTTGCGCCGGACCGGCACCGACGATACAGGCTCGCCGGGCGCAGGTAGTTGCGAGGCTTACCGCGACAGGGGGGCAGTCGATACCTTATTTCACGGGCTTGGCCAAGAGCCTGGGGTACGAGGTAACGGTGACCCAATTCATGCCCTCCCGGTTTGGAAAGCGCTTTGGCACTCCGTTCGGTGGCGTTGACTGGGCGCACGCCTGGCAGATAAATGCGCCGACCTTCACGGTCAATAGGCTGAGATTTGGGGACTCCTTCGGGAGTCCTTTTTCATATTGGACCAACAGCGTGCTGCAGTGCGAGCTGCAATCGGTGAAGCCGGCGCACACGGTCTTGAATTTTTCCTATTCGGAGTAGTGACCTATGGATCTATTGATTGCGCCAAACACTGTGACGCAGGAACGAGCGGACACGGCCCCTGCCACTGGGACGCCTGGTTGGGCGACAGACGGGAACCCCGCGACCAACACCCCGGCGACGCAGTGGCCGGCCTATGCGTTTAATGCGATTCAGGCCGAGTTGATTGGCGTCATCCAGGCTCCTGGCGACATCGATCCGGACCGGCACGATAACGGCCAGGTCGCGGCGGCCATCAAGCGTCTGATTGCAGTTGCCGTACAGAACCGGCCCCTGTGCTTCTCGATTTCCGATCTGCCCACCGAAGACGTTGGGCCGATCGTCGTGGCCGAGTGCGGCGAGGTTTGGATCTGGTCGCAATCCGCCTATTTCACTGGCTATCGCTCGCCGCTTTGCGGCCGCCCGGTAGATGGCCATACTCTGGCTCCGCTGGCCAGCGAGGTGGACGCCGTGGGGGGGCTTCTGCCGAAGGTCGCGTATGCACGGCTGTGGGGCTACGCCAGGGAAAACGGTCTGGTGGTCTCGCAGGCATTCTGGGATGCAAACAAGGGCGGTCATTACTTCGTCGACGTCGACGCCAACACGTTCCGCGTCCCGGATCTGCGTGACATGTTCCGGCGTTTCACCGGGACTGACGCTGACACTGCAAATGC